TTGTTGGAGCCCCCATTTCTTTTGCTTTAGCGTTTAGCTTGTCAAATTCTGCACCCGTTGCACCGCTTATTGCCTTCACCTGTGACATTGTATATTCAAAGTGTTTGTATGTATCTATGGTATCTTTAACACCTATGCTGACGCCAAGGACTGCACCTGCCTGGAACAATGGGTTTTTAAGAATGTTTATAATGCCCCTCACAGGGGATGTAACCAGGTCAAAGGCACGTAGTGTTACTTTCCATGTTTTGCTTGTTATATTTTTAAGCCTTATGCCCAGTGCAGACAGCACAGGTGAAATACGTTCTTTCGCTTCCAGGAGTATTGCATATTTATGTTTTGCCCAGCCTGCAAGCCCCCTTTGTGTTTTCTCCTGTGCCTTGTCAAACTTTGTGACACTCTGCCTTGCCTTGTCTGTTGAATCACCTGCCTTTAAAGCAGCTTTGCGGAGGTTTTCAAGGTTTCTTGCGGCACTCTGCACACCTGCCAGTGTTTCATCTATTGTTTCAATTGGTATCTCAATCCTTACAGTTTCAGCCGCTATCCCTGCCATCCCCTTCCATGCTTTCTAGGTAAACTGTCATAGAGGCAAGCATAAAAGCCTGTATATTTTCTGGCTTTGCATAAAATTCATCTGGTGTAATGCCTGTTTTCTGGAATATAAAATGAAGCAGGCATGTTTTCCCGCCTGCTTTAATCAGTTTTTTATTGTATTTTCCAGCCCGTCTGCTACTTCCTCTAAATTGTCACTATACCCGCTTATGCTGTCAATGACATCAATTACCCTGTCTTTTTCACCTGCTATAAGACAGTATTCTATCATGTCAAGCCCGCTTAAAATCTGTTTGCCTTTATCCCTCAGTGCCTCCCATGCTTCTTTGTTATCCCAGAGTTTCTTGCGGTCTTCTGGCACTGTTGCCCTGTAAATTATCTCTGCCCTGTATTTTACGCTGTCTGTATCTTCTGGCATCTTCACGCCAAGGCTTTTGTTACGTACATATTTTGTATGCTTTTTCTTGCATTCGTTATATTCCCTTTCGGACAAAGGCTTGACTGAAAACCTGAACATAAGCCTTTTCTCACCCTTTTCTTTTCCAGGACGTATGATTTCAATTACTTTTGTCTGGTTTTCATCATCTGCATAACATGCAGCATCTATAAGCCCCTGTAAAAAATCCTCTTCCGATATTTTCAACTGGTTTGTTGTTTCTTCACTTGTAAAAACTTCATCTTTAACATATGGTCCTGCATCTGCTGCATTTCCCATTCCAATAGTTACCCCTTTTTTTCCTGTCCCTGTCTGTGCCATTCTGCATTCCTCCGTTTTCTATAAAATATCTACCTGTCAACTGAAAGCAGGCTTGTAAGTTTTGGCGGCCTGTTTACAAAAAAGTTCCAGTTACGCTTGATTACATCACCTACTGCTATGTTCTGTATGTCTATCTGTCCTGATGGCACACATTCATAGTATGTGACACGCTCTTCTGAACCGTTCCTGCCAAGAAGTGAACCCTGGAAATTCCAGCATGGCATTGTCTGGTTTTCCAGCGCATCCATTATTTCTTCAAAAAAAGCATCATCTTCAACTACTACCTGTGACATGGTAAGGTTTACAGCGAATGTGTTTGCTGTTTCATGTTCCTGTGCATCACCAAGTACAGAATATTTTGCATTATTAAAAGTTACATTTGATGTAAAGGATTCCACTGTTGCCAGCAGTACCCCGTCATCTGAATAAAATGCCCCGTCTTTTCCTGTCCTGCCATGCATTGTATCTCATGCTGCCTGTGCCTTTCTCATATTCTATACCATCCTTTCTGTGCCTGTCATGCTTCTCTTGTGCTGAACTGGAAACCAAATGATGTATAAATGTGTTCTGCTGAATCCTTGTCCACAACATCTATATCAAACCATGCAGAGTCCCCGTCAGCAGGGTAATCTTTGTTTTCTGTTACGTTATATGAAATAATTTTCTGTTCATTGACCATCCTGTAGCATATGTCTATAAGCTGCCCTGTAATTGTAAGACGCCCGTTTGTGTCATTGTCCACCTTGCCAACAAGATTGTCTGTAACTTCATTACAGCGCCTTAAAAGCTCAAACCTGGTCTTTACCCTTCGGATTTTCTTCCAGCCCCTGTCTTTGTTATCTGGAGGGGTAATTAATGTATTGATTGCATTGTCTATCCACACCTGGTCTTTTGTATTCATTGAAAATACAATGCAGCCCATAGTTTCCGCCTTTGTCATCTGTGAAGATGTAAGACGTTCAAGGATGTCTGTAAATTCTGTTACAACTGTATGTGTAAGTGAAGAACTGGAAGGCACTGCACCCACCATGCCCGCTATCCTTGCCGCCGTCTGGTACCCGTCAATATCACCGTATGATGTTTCTATATGTGCATTAAGCACATAGTTCATCTTCTCATAATTGTAAGCTGCTGCACGTTTCTGCCTTGTTTCCAGCGGCACTGAACATTTTTCTGCTATAACTGCCTGTGCCAGTGAACCATTGTCAAATATACGGTTTACAAATGCATAGAGAAGAGAGTGTACTGCTGTGTCTTCTGTGTCCACACATATGGTATTGAATATATATGGCTCTGCCAGTGTAAATGCAGCCGAATAGTCATTTACTGTTATTACAGGGTCTTCCCCGCCTTTGAAGCCCTCCTGTGAAACATCTGCAACTAATGCTTCTTCTTTGCCTTCTGCTGTCTTTGCTAAAAAATTGGAAGATACATTTACTGCATCTGCAAGAGCTGCCGCCTCCCCTGCACCTGCCTGGAATTCATATCTTTCAAATACAGATGTGCCAGTGTATATAATGCACTCTTTTACTGATGCATCTGTAACCTTTTCCCGTATTGTAACTGAAAAGTCTTTTGACCCAGGCTGTTTTGTACTGATTGTGACAGCTTCTGCATCATCTGCATCCTTAATGCTTGCTGATGCTACAGAACCGCCATCACCAAGGCGTACCGCAACCACTGTATTTGCGCCGCCTTTGAAAACTTCTTTCAGTGCATCTGTCGTGCCTCCTGTGCCATAAGTGCTTTCGTAACCCTCATCCCTGCCCAGGACAGATGCTTTCCCTAACGGACCAAAATCAGAACGGAATATTACAGCGGTCACACCATTGACCACTTCCCCAGTGGCATCATCACCATTCTTTTTTATACGGAAATACCCGCCTGGTCTTACTTTTTCTTCACCAAGAACAAAAATCCCTGCCATGTTTCCTAAACCCTCCTGTTTAAAAATTCTTTTACTATCCTGTCTGCTTCTGTTTTAGTACATCCTGTAATGTTTTTCTCCCTGAGTGCTGCTGCCACAATGTCCGGTGATGTATTAAAAACAGCCAGTGCACCTGACACAAGTTCACTGGCTGTATAAACTGGCTCTTTGCCTGCTGCTTTGCTGGATTTCTTTTTTTCTTTAATATCTTTCTCTTCATTGTTGTTTTTTTGCGCTGCTGCCATATAAAAACCCTCCTGTTTCTTATTATTTACAAAAGCATCCCTTAAACAATGCCCTGCCGCATGGTATCTTAAAATGCCATAATGCCCTGTTATAAAAACCTGCCCATCCTCCAGGTAATCTGATTTATAATCTGTCTGGAGACGGTTTATGCGCATAGGGGAATTGTCCAGCATAATGACTTCCCCATCAAGCGACAGGCTGTTAGAAATACCAGATGCAGTTTTTATCCTTATGCTGCTGTCCGGGCATAAAATATGGACAGCAATCCTGGCGTCCATCCATGCAACGGTATTTGTTTCCCTTGACTTCTCTGCCGATACCAGACGGCAGTATATCACTGGCTGGCCCGCTGATGCCTCCGTTATTTCTTCCATCCTGTCATGCCCCATGACTATGCAGCCAGGGTATAACTTTTTAATATAGCTGTTTAATGCCATTACAGGGTCAGGGTCTGATGTTTCCTGTGAAGGGTACTGGAGGATGTCAAAACGTACTTCACTCCCAGTTACCACATTCCCTTTTTTGCCGTCTATTGTAAATGCTTCTGTCCTTGACCACGCAAA